AAAAGAAAAGAAAGAAATTTTACTAGAACCCGTCATACCTCCCAGAAAAAGATAATAATAAAATTATTAATAGGGGGTTTGTGCTTGGAAGGTATGGGAAAAGTCGGAAAGACGTTCACATGTGACGTAAAAGTTTTGTTATGGCTTGAGCAATATGCTAAAAAACAGCAGAAGAAAGAATCAGCGATTGTGAATTCAATGTTGAATTATGCAAAACGCCAGGATGAATCATGGACATGTCCCGAGTGTGATTCTCTTAATGGTAATGACTTCACTACTTGTTCCAAGTGTGAATATATATTAGATTTCAAAGATGTAAAACCAGAAGCAATCAAAGCGGCTGGTTGGAATCAATGAGAATGAAGTGTCATAGATGTGGAAAGGGAGCCTGGTGCATGCCTGAAGATTTGGTAATGTGTCCAGACTGTGAGGTTTTATTAGAATGAGTTACCAGGAAGAAACATTGAAAGAGCTTCTAAAGAACGTAAAGGTCAGATGTCGCAAGTGTCGCAGCGAGATGGTAAGGGTTATAGATCTATATGATGACACATTGATAGGCTACTCCTGCAAGAACTGCCCGCATTACAATTTTCTCGATGATAACCCAGTCTAATGCAATGTTATAGATCTTAGTAGTCATTAACTTGTATTCAATATAACGGCACTATAGTTCACAACAGCTTCTTGAGGTCCCGACATTTTAACCTCTTCAAGTTCAATATAATAATTGCCCTTATTTCCGGCTTGATTGTCCGTATAAGTAATATAAATATCCTGATTAAATATTTCTGTATCAAATATTACATGGTCATCTATACCAGTAGCACCCAGGTCTGTACTAGTCCTGCAAATCGCTACTCCTAATAATAGGGGATTGCTAAAATCAATCTGGGTCGCAACTGTAGGTACAGTGGTTTGTTTCGATTTCCAAACTTGGAACACACCTTCCGTACTTGTAGTTCCTATGTCTTCAGGGATGACTCTAAACTTAACGATCCTATAACCTGTGCCTTGAACGCCACCGGTTAAGTGTATTTGGTCTTGTTCTCCGTCCCCTAATATATTTTTAAATGCTTTTATTGTTCCGTATGTGTGTTTGTGCATATTTTATCCCTGTGGATCATAATCCCTGTAATCCTTTCTTTTAACAGCTCTCTTTTTCTTAGGGAGATCATATTTCTTTAGATGAGGTGATACAAGCTTGGATGCTGCTGTAAAAACCTTCTTTAGAATACCCTTCTTAGGAGCTTTTTGGCCCTTATTAGCCTTAGATACCGTCTTAGCTACCGCAGCAAACGCCTTTTTAGGGTTGTTAATGACCCCTTTACGTCCGTATGATGTGCTTCCTTTCACTATAGACATGCCGCGTTTTACTGCCGCATTGAATTTACTCATCCTCTTTTTACGTCTAGCTTTTCTTACGGTTGGATCTCTAGCGAGAGCTATCGTATCCTGAATATATCTATCGAATCTTAATCTATCTTGCCGCCCTCTTTCTTCTGCTGCTGCTAACAACTGTTGTCCTGGTTCCGTTTGTAATGCGTATTGTCCCAATTCATAACCAACTACACCACCCACAGCACCAGCTCCTACAGGAGTTCTTAGGACAGGTGCTGCTGCTGCTGCACCTAATCCCGCTAAAGAAATACCTGCACGGGCAGCATACAGTGAGAATTTTGCTAATCTCCTAGCTCCTATAAGGCCCCCTGCGGTAAAAACAGCAAGGTCCTTTACAAAGTCGCGTTGCGTATAGGCCATCTTAGTTCGCTGTTAGGCTGACTAGTAGTTCCTGTATTCTTCGGAGTGAAAGCTTTTCGGTATGAACTTCAAATATGAAGCCTACAGATATTTCTGCGGCCCATGATGTACTAACATCCAGGGCGCAGTGTATCTTATCGGTGGGAACGATCCATCCGTTGACTGTTTCAAAGGGATTCATAGCGGTAACTTCTTCGTACATAATGATGTTGTTGGTTCCGCTTACGTTATCAGTTGTAACATAAAGCGAACCTTGTAGCATTAAGGAGTTGTCGTTAGCGTCAACCAAAGCAGTTTGGGTCTCAGAAGTAGCCTGAATGCCGATGGTACGCATTACATCTTCACCGACATCAGCAGCGAGAATAGGGCCATTACCATCGGACATATACGTTACCCATGCCCTATCTACGTTTAATACGCGGCCACGAACTGGATCTGTATATCCAGATATATCAATATCATCAGATACATAGTTACCACCGCTAGTATCAATTGTAGTTCTTAAAAAGAAAGTGTCTTTGCTTGCCATAATGAACCCATTCAATTAGTCTATTTAACATAAAATAATTTGTTTATAAGAAAGAAAGAAAGAAAAGAAAAGAAAAGAAAGAAATTTTACTAGAACCCGTCATACCTCCCAGAAAAAGATAATAATAAAATTATTAATAGGGGGTTTGTGCTTGGAAGGTATGGGAAAAGTCGG